GTCCCACGCCGCGTCCTGCCAGTCGCTGCGCGCATCCGACATCGTGGAGCGAAACGATGCGGACGCTTCCTCGACCGGCTGGCTCGCAGCGGTGAGCGCCGCTGTCAGTGCCTGGCGCGGTGCTGACTTGGGGCGTCGAACCACGCGCACATGAGGAGCAGCCACGACGCTACGTTAACGGTTGCCGGTGCTTAATCGACTTCAACGGTCTCGATGTCGATCTCCTCATCGGACGCCAGCGGTGCCGCCAGGCCCACGATGTGCGAACACGCCAGGCCGAGCGGGATCAGCGACCACCACGGCCAGCCGAGAATCGCCACCGTCGGGATCGCCAGCAGCAGCGCCAGCCACAGGCCCACGCACCACGGGCAGCCCAGGAAGTAGCTCGCCGTCGAGTCGGCCCCGTAACGCCGGGCGACGACCACCCGCAGCGGGTCGAGGATGATGTCGGCGTTGACCAACCGGGTCAGCCGGGCGACGGCCAGGACGTAGACGGTAATGGTCACGATGAGCACGGTGGTGGACGGCATGGCGGTCACCCTACCCGCCTACAAGGCCGACCCTTGATAGCCTGACCGCGTGGCCGAGGTCGTGTGTAAGGACTGCATCACCGAGGGCGTCACACGCGCCCGGCCGACGCCGCACGGCGGGCCACGGTCACCGCGCTGCGTCACCCACCACCGGGCGCAGCGCCGGACACGGCGGCAGCGGTCGCACGAGCGTCGAACGCACGCCCTGTACGGGCTGAGCGCCGACCAGTACGTCGCCATCTACGAATACCAGGGGCGGCGGTGTTACATCTGCCAGCGGGCCACTGGGGCCACCAAGAAGCTGGCCGTGGACCATGACCACCACCGCTGCGACGACCACGCCCCGGAGACCGGCTGCCCGGACTGCGTGCGCGCCCTGCTGTGCGGGCCGTGCAACCAGATGATCGGCCGGTGGGGCACCGACGCCCTACGCCGGGCCATCACCGTGCTTACCGATCCACCCGCCCAGCGAGTGCTGTTCGCGGGGGATTAGACAACACCGACACATGTGTGTATTGTTCTTCATGTGCGGGACGTACCCGCCAGGAAAGGACACCATGAGCAACCACATCGCAATCACAAGCCTTGAGATCACCGACGAAGCGTTCTCTGACATCGACCACATCGACGCCGGTGGCGACAAGGTCAAGCTGGCGTACACCGCCACCGTCATGGGTCGCACCGTGACCCACAAGGACGCGACGCCGGTCGTCCCGACCGAGGCCCGCGCAGCGCTCAACGTGCTGGTGGACCTGGGCGCGGTGTTTGCGTCCATCAGCGTCTACCGCCACGAGGGGCTGCTCGACTAGCCACCCCGGCAGCAACAGCACCCCGGACCCGCAAGGGCCGGGGTGTTTGCGTTTAGCGACTGACGCGACGCCGGAGCCAGTCCGGTGATGCCATCGGCCGCTCACCCAGCGGCGCGGCCATGCTGATCTGACCCGAGCCCAGCGCCGCCAGCCGGTCGTGGGCGATCAGCGCCGCCGCCACCCGGTCGGGCTGGTGCTGTCCCTGCTGCCAGTTCGCTGCCTGGTCCTCCATCACGCCGAGCTTGTACTCGACGGTCCGGCAGCGCTTGGTCTCCAGCGCCTGGCGCAGCAGGGCTGAGCGGCCCACGGCGTCACCCTTGGCGCGCCACTTGAAGATCGTGAACGGCATGTTCGGGTTCAGCGCGCGGGTCTCCACCGGGCTCATCATCGCCCCGGTGCGGTGCTTCTCCACCGCCTCGTCGTGCAGCGAGCGCCATGCCCGGCGCACCACGGCCTCGTAGGTGGTGGCGCTGGCGAAGGACTCCATCGCAATCTCGCGCGCCCCGATGGTCAACGCCAGGATGACCGCCTGGCGGCTCCACTCCTCGGCGGTCATCTGACCCGACCAGTCCTCGGCCAGCACAACGGTGCCGTCCTGGTCGAGCATGGCCCCGACGATGCCGGTCTCATCCCCCGCGCCGCTGTCGGCGGGGTCGATGCCCACCACCGAGGCGATGGGCATCGACGGCGGGCGCTCCATCCGGGGCTCAAACCAGTCGCGGGCGAACAACCCGCCGGACGGGATGACCGGGCTGCCTTGGTAGAGCGCGTACCAGACCCGCTCGCCGACCTGGCGGCGCGTCTGCTCAAACTCCCGGCGGGTCCGGCCGCGCGCGGACACCATGACCTCGCCGGGCTCACGCCCCAGCGCGTCGGGGAGACCCTCCTCGGCGATGGCCGGGATGTTGATGTGACGCCACGAGCGGTCGGCGGGGTCCAGCGCCCGCTCGCCGGTGATGATCTTGCCGCTCAGGTCCTCAGGGTGCCATCTGGTCTGTACTAACACCACGGACGCCTCGGGGCTCAGGCGTGTCATCACCACCGACATCATCCAGTCGTCCACCTTGCGGCGGTGGCTGGCGCTGTCGGCCTCCATCATGTTCTTGTACGGGTCGTCAATGATGAACAGGTCAGCCGGTCGCCCGGTAATGGACGACCCCAGCCCGACCGCCACCATGCCGCCGGTCCCGCCCTCCACGCGCCACGCGCTGACCTTGTTCGACTTGCCGGACAGCTTGAGGCCGATCTTGTCCTCGACCACCGCACCAGTCACCGCGTCGGTGACGCCGGTGCCGTGGCGGGTGATGATGTCGCGGCACGCCATCGAGTGGGTCTCGGCCAGAGCGTCGCCGTAGGTCGCCAGGATGATGCGCCGGTTGGGGTTGAGTTGCAGCGCCCGGATCGGCGTCCACACCGAGCACAGGCTGGACTTACCCTCCTGCGGTGGCATAGTCACCAGCAGGTTGCGACGGGGCGCGCTGAGCGTGCGCTCGATGGAGCGGGCGATCAGCGCCAGCGCCGGGGTGATGTTGTAGTCGGGGTCGATGGAGCGGGCGAGCTCGGCGGCGTCGGCGTAGCGGCTCTTGATGTCCTTGCGGACGCGCGCGGTCTTGAGGTAGGCCAGCATCGCGGCCTTCTGCTCAGGAGGCCAGGAGCGGGCGGTGGCGTAGGCGATGGCCTCGGCCTCGGTGGCTCCCGAGAGCGCCGCGAGGTCCTCAGGACCGGGCGTGGGCAAGGTGCGCCTCGCGGATGGCCGCGTGCTCGTGGTCGAGCAGCAGGCCGTCGGCGGCGTAGGTGGTGGTGACCGCCTCGCCCTCGCGCACCCCGCGCAGCCTCATGCAGTCGTGGCGGGCGGTAATGATGCACGACGCGCCGCTGGGCTGGAGCCGGTCCATGATGGTGTCGACCACCTGGAAGCCGATCTGCTCCTGCACCTGGAGACGCCGGGCGAAGCCGGTAACCACCCGCGAGAGCTTGCTCAGGCCGACCACCCGCTGTCCGGGGCTGGGCCGGTAGGACACCGTGGCGGTGCCGCTGAACGGCAGCAGGTGGTGGGCGCACATCGACTGGAGCGAGATGCCGGACACGATGACCAGGCCGGGATTCTTAGGCGCGCTAAACGTCACCTCCAGGTGGTCACCGGGGTCCTCGTCGTAGCCGCCCAGAATCTCGGCCCACGCCGCCGCGCTGCGCTGCGGTGTTTTGCGCGTGTGGTCGTCCTCGGGCACGCCGAACGCGCCGAGCAGGTTCTTGACCGCCAGGGCGGCACCGTCCACGTCCATCTAGGTCCCTTTCGTATCGCCCCATGCAAGCACATGCAGGCGCTGCGAGGCGTTGATCCGGTGCTGTGCGGCGGCACCGGCGATCTCGGTCCAGTCGGCCAGCAGCGCCTCGGTGCTGGTGCCCAGCGGCATTACCCACACCTGGCGCAGCGGCCAGCCGATGCCCGCCGCCATCGTGGTCACCTGGCGCACATCCTCGGCGTTGCGCACCACCGCCTTGAGGAACACGTTGGGGTCGCCCTTGGCGAGCGTCGCCCATAACGGGTGCATTGTCGGGTCCTGACGGCCCCGGTGCGGCCCGGCGTGGTCCAGCTTGGGCGATACGGCGAAAGCGGTGACGTGCTGGCGCAGATGGGCCCCTGGAGCCAGCGTGCCGTTGGTCTCGATGTGAACCGGGCAGCCGTGCCGGACGGCCTCGGCGAGCACGGTCTGGAAGGCGAGGTTCTTCTGGTGCATCAACGGCTCGCCGCCGCTGATGACCAGCGGAAGGTTGGGCAGTAGCCGGGACACGATCTGCTCGGCGGTCATCGTGGTCAGCTCCGCGCGCAGGTCGAAGCGGTCACTGTCCCAGGTGTAGGGCGTGTCGCACCACGAGCAGGACAGGTTGCAGCCGCCGGTGCGCAGGAACTGCACGCTGGTCCCCGCGTAGGGACCCTCGCCCTGGATGGTCGGGCCGAACACCTCCGATACCGGCAGCGTGGCGTCCGGGCCGGGACCGGCCAGGCGTGGGGTCAGCAGGTTGCTGGTCCCGTCGGGCAGCGCGCTCACGAGTCGTACCACGTCGCGGCGTTGCGGTAGCCCTCCATGACATGCACCCGCACCGGGCGCACACCGAGCAGCTCGTATGCCTTGGCGGC